CACCAGAGGCCGCTCCTGAAGCCGATCCATTAGCAGCCACAGGTGCAGCACCTCCACAACAAACACAAACACCTCCTAGCACTGGCCCTTCTGGTGAAACCTCCGTTGGAGCACCTGAACCGGAAGCAGACCCAATGGCTAATGCTTTAGGCGATGCTGGTGCAGAGTCACCAGAAAGCATTAACGACCCTAATGTTAGCATGGATGGTGGAATGGGTATGGATATGCAACCGAAGCAGGACGATATTCAAAATGAATTATTAAAGCTTCAAATTTCCGCATTACAAAAAATGTCAAGCAAATTTGATGATATAGAATTACAAATGAATGATCTCAATAATAAAATGGAAAAATATTCATTGGAAGTTGAGAAAGTTAAAGAGCCTAACCCGGTCGAAAAAATTGAAAACAGATGGGAGGATAGTTATCCTTTCAAATATAGATTAAACGACCTTTGGAATGGTAACGTATTTCAAGGTGGTCATGACCTTTTCCCTAAACAAGACGGTGCAATCAAACAACAAGAAGATGGCTCGTATATCGCTTCCTATGGTGATATGAACTCAATGAGCGACTTCGACCTTAAGAAATCATTCGCAGAGGGAGTCGAAAAACTTCAAAAGAAAATCAACGAGCAGTTAGACGGTTCTAAAAAAAAAGTCTAAATGAAAATGACATCGTTCCCCAAGGTATAATTGATGCTTTTTATAAAAGAATTCAAGATAAAATAGCAATGGGTGCAAGTCTTGATCACCCATCCATTAAAAGGGAAACTGACCGTCTGCTGAGTATCAATGGAGGTGTTCTACCTGATAAAATCAAAGACCTTCTTTTGGGAAAGAATAAAATTTAGGTATTTATAAGAAAATCTATAGATGTCTACTTTTAGATCATATTTCGAAAAGAATAATACCCTTATCAAGGATAACCTTACCAATAACTCACAGAATCCTGTTACTGAGTTAATATACGGTACTGAAGATAGTATTTACAGCAGATTTATTTTCAAAATCGATTTAAGCGATATTACCTCCAAGATATCAACCGAAGGTATAACAATTGATAAGATTCAAAAACACGAGTTAAATATTGCTAATACCATCGCGGTGAGAAGTGATTTAATTGGTGGTTTTATGGTTGACGAAGAAACTAGACGTGCAAGTAGTTTTGAACTCAGACTATTCGTAATTCCCGAATCTTGGGATGAAGGTAGTGGATACGATTTCGTTTATAATAACAACTTATTTCTCCCTTTTAACACAGGTGCATCCAACTGGTTCAACAGAACCACGGCTGACGATTGGAGTATAGATGGTATTATCGGAACAGGCACGACGGTACTTGCAACTCAGACATTTGACAAAGGGAATGAAAATGTTAAAATTGACATAACTGACTATATCAACTCAATTCTTTATAGTGGGGTAACTGATTACGGGCTAGGACTTGCATACCTTCCGGTATACGAAAGTGGTAGTACTGAAGAACGCTACTCGGTAGGATTTCATACAAAATATACTCATACATTTTTTGAGCCGTTTGTGGAAACTGTTATCAATGATCTCGTTCTCGACGATAGAAAATATTTCTATTTAGACAAAACAAACAAGATTTATTTATACACGAAAAAGGCTGGCAGTAGCGCAGACGTTACAGTTAACTCGGTCAGAATCAAAAATCACAATGGGGATGTTATTGATTTTATCACTCCGGGACAGGTGACCAAGGAAAGAACTGGCGTTTATAGTATCACATTAAACATTGACTCTCAAGACTATCCCGATTCAATCATATTTGAAGATATTTGGGATGTGACTGATTCCAGTGGCAAAACTAGAGAGATTGTTCAATCCTTCTTTTTAAAAGACCCTACGGAGTATTATGCTTATAATCAAATCAATAGGTTTGAACCAGACAATATCCATTTTACATTCCACGGGATTGGTTCTGGTGAAATTGTTAAAAGGGGTGTAAAACGCAGAATATCAATCGATTACAAGCAACTATATGCAAATAATGACATTGCTTTTGATCTTGAATACCGACTGTTCACTAAGCAGGGCGGGAACATGGAGATAGTGGTCATCGACTATACCAAGGTGGATCGTATTCTCAATGGATACGAGTTCAATTTAGACACCTCATGGCTCATTCCTAGCGATTATTACCTTGAATTGAGGGTAATTTATGATGGAATTTCTGTCGTAAAAAATCCAATAAAATTCAGAATTCAGAGCGAAAATCAGAACTTTTCTATTCTTTAAACGTATTTATCTTTACTTGTAGATTTTCCAATTAGAAAAATTATTAATTAGAAATTTTTGTGATTAGAAAATAAATTAACTAACTTTGTATTACTTTACTTTGAATAATTTAAATTTTGTATGGAAACTAATGAACAACAAGGCTTTGACGCTGGCCTAGCAGCATTCTTCAATGAATCTGAAAAAGCGCACCAAAAATTCACAAAAAAGACACAAGCGGAAATTTTAGCACCCTATTTCACTCCGCGAAATGCACAAGAAATCTTCAGAATTGTACCTACGCCTAAAACAGGTGAATTCTTCAGTATCGCTTACTTTCACTACATTAAAGTCGGTAATCGTTACCAAAAACTTTACTGCCCGAAACACAATGACAAAACAACTTGCGCTCTATGCGGAGTGGTTGATGCATTGGTTAAATTCGAGAACGAAAATGATCCGGGTGGTGCTGTAAGAAAAAAGGTCTTCGATAAAGTTGCCCTTAATGAAGGCGAAAAGAAGATAGCAGATAAAAACACCAAAATCTACTTGGAGAAGAAAAAGTGGATGGCTGCTAAGTACTACATCCTCAGAGGCGTTGATAAGGCCATGATCAAAGATGGTATCAAATTTTGGAGATTCAAGTTCAACAAGAAAAAAGAAGGGGTGATGGACAAACTTGATCCAGTATTGAAACAATACTCTCAGTTCATCAAATATAATCCTTTGGATTTGAAAACTGGTGCCGACCTTATCTTGACGGTTGCTGATTTGCAAATGCCTAACAACGCTGGTCGCACTTATAAGAGTGTAACAGCAATCAATTACCGTGGCCCTATCGCTGTCCATGAAGATCAAATTATCTTCGATCAGATAGTTGCTGAAACCAAAACTTGGAGAGATATCTTCACGAAGAAAAATCCTCCACACATCACTTATGAAGAGTATCTGACTTTGATTACTAAAAATCAGGCTCCTTATTATGATGATAGTGATCAGAAAAATAAGAGATGGGTTTATCCGGGTAATCCTGAACTTGAGTTGAAAGCCAACACAAGAACTAACAACACAAACGGCCAAACATCTGACTATACTCCCGATGTGGATGAAGACGATGCGGAAGTAACAATGTCATCCTACACGACTCAGCAAATCAATCAACATCAAGGTGTTAATGTGACTGCTGGCTCTAGCAACCTCATGGATTCGATATTATCTTCGAATACACCTGCGGCTGCACAAACACAGGTACAGACACCTACTCCGGCCCCTGCACCGACGCAACAAGCACCGGCAAATGTGCCTACCCAAGCAGGTAGTGTAAACATTACCGATGATATTCTTAAGAATTTACCGTTCTAAGAATTGAATTATCAGAGAAAGAAAGGGCAGATATTCTTCTGCCTTTTTTTACCTCTAACAATCACCTAATTAGCAAATGTTCTAATTTAAATGGACGAATCTGAAGAATTAAAAAACTCAAAGCGAGTTAAAAAACCAACCTTAAAGAAACAATTTTCACTTGAAGGATTTAAAGCCAAATTCCAAGGGGGATTTGAATTAAAAGATAAACCGTTGACATGGTTAACACTTTCTGATGCTTTCCAGAAAGAAGTAGGATTGCCGGGATTCCCGATGGGATATGTCTCTCTTGTTAGAGGCTACTCAAATACAGGAAAATCTACGGCGGTTATGGAAGCAATTGTAGACGCTCAAAAGAAAGGTCAATTTGTAGTTATCATTGACACTGAAAATAACTTAGGTATGGTTCGATTGAAGTTGATGGGCTTCGACGAAGCAAACACTAACTACATGTATATCAACAATGATTTTCTTCTTGAAAATTATGGTAAAGTAAGAAACCCAACAATACGTCAGGCTTGTATCGAAGACATGGCAGAATTCATTCACGATATTCTGGATGAACAGGAGAGTGGAGGATTACCATTCAACATTCTATTTGCTATTGACTCATTAGGTACACTGGACTGTCTCAGATCAGTTAAAGCAATGGAAGCTGAAACTTCTGACAATAACATGTGGAATGCAGGTGCTTTCGAAAAGCATTTCAAACCAATCATCAATAACAGAATTCCAGCTACACGTAAGGAGAATAGAACTCATTACGCATCTATGATAGCAGTTCAAAAAATCTGGTTTGATGCAATGAGTGGCGCAGGAACAATCAAACATAAAGGCGGTGAAGCATTCTTTTACGGTGCGAGATTAATTTATCATTTCGGTGGAATTCAATCACATGGTACTGCTAAAGTTAAAGCTACCTCTAAAGGTAAAGAAGTTGCATTTGGTATTGAAGCTAAAGTTGGTATCGTTAAAAACCAAGTAGATGGCCCGTTGGGAGGTATTGCCTTTGATGGTAAAATAGTATCGACACCACACGGCTTTATAAGTTCGGAGAAAGATGGGCCTAATGGTATCAACGAATATAAAAAGAAAAACATTCTCTACTTCAGAGATCAGTTAGGTATCGATAATGCAGAAGAAGCCGATATCGAAAGAGATGAACTAGGTGAGAATTTATCATTCCTAAATGAATCATAAAACGCTATTGGTCGATGCACCATACCTTTTAAAGAGGTCGATTCACGGTGCAAAAGGCAGCTATACTAAGGCTGGTGATATTGGAGGATTATACTCCTTTATGACCACTCTTAGGAAATTAGTAAAAACATATGGAATCACTAAGTGCATCCTCTTTTGGGATGGTGCACATAGTGGTTTCTACCGTTATAAAATAGATCGTGCTTATAAGGCCAATCGTGATAAAGAATGGCGTGTTCAAACAAATCTGACTGAAGCGCAAGCGGAATTATTACAGAAAGAAAAAGCAGTTTTACAAGTTCAGAAGCAAAAAATTCAGCAATACGCTGAAGAATTGTATATACGACAGATTGAAGTTGAAAAGATTGAAGCGGATGATTTGATCGCGTATTACATCATGCAGCACCAGAACAATGAAGACATGATTCTATATACAAATGATAGAGATTATGTTCAATTGTTAGACTATGGAGTAAATATCCATTATGATAATTTAGATTTTCCAGTTAGTTCTGGAAATTATTTTATGTTTTTCCCGTACCATTATAAAAACGCATTGACGGTTAAAATTTTGCTCGGTGATGATTCGGATAATATTCCCGGAATAGAAGGATTGGGAATGACAACACTTCTGAAACATTTTCCTGAAATAAAAACCACAGAAGTTAAGGTACGCGATATTTTATTAAAAACTAGAGAATTAAGTGAGGCTCGTGGAAAAAAACCGTTAAAAGTCTTTGAAAATTTATTGAATGGTGTAGAGAGATTAAAATTAAACTATGAGTTAATGAATCTTTCCCAACCGATCCTGACAGATGAAGCTTTAGAGGCGTTGGAAGAATTGGAAATGCCCTTGGCTGAAAGCGATGAACAGGGTAATAATACAAGAGGTAGCCAAAACCTTCTTAAATTGATTGAGCGGGATGATTTCTTATCTCTATACTCGAATCACGGTAATTTTGTATCGTATGTGGAGCCTTTCTACATGATAATTACCAGCGAAAAACAAATATTGAAAAAATTTCTCACTGAAGGGAAATAGAAAGTTGCATTATTCATATGTGTAACCTATCTTTACAATTAGAAAAAATTCTAATTAGAAATTATGAGTGAATCCACAGAAAAAAAACATCAAAACTTATTTAAGTTTGGATTATATCAGAATAACGAGCCTGTAATGGAGCGTATTTTCAGCGCAGACAACTACAATCCTGTAGTTAGATATTCTGTTGACATCAGAGATAGGATATCTGATATCATTTCCAAATTAAGCAAAACTCTCTCAAGAAAAAGTTTAAGTTATAATCTTCAGGACTATAACAATCTTGATTGGTATAGAAATCATGTGAAACATGATGAACCAAAGAAGGTAATCTATAACAAATTGAAACAGCCTGAGATTGTTAAATTCAAAAAGGGTTCACAAGAATTTTACGGAGCACAACTTCGTATTGGATTGTATATTAACAATCATCCTATTGTAGAAAGAGATTTTGGTGTTATTGATTACAATACATCTGCCCGTTTCTCGAAAGAGTTGCTTGATCTCATTAACAACATCGTTTCCGACATTCAGAATCATCTTTACAATGTTGATCTTAAACACATGTGGGATGACTACGATATTATTAACACGTTTGGTTTAAACATTGGTCAAATCAGAGAACTATCTAAACAAAAAAGGCAAGACCTTTTGAGAAATCTAAAAAATTATGATTTCATCAAGAGGGTAAGACTCGAATATAGAGTTGCAAACCCTAATGAGTTGGAAGAAGTTGAAACACCTAATATTTAACAAACTAAATGAATAATAACACTGATATTAAAGATAATGTTGGTTATCTCGGCAATACCTTTCAATTAAAAACATTATGGCAGATTCTTACAGACGTAAAATTTGCTGAAAACACTCTTCCATATTTAGAATCGTCCTACTTCGATGATGGACACTATAAAAGGATTGTTACATTACTTCGTGACTATTTCGACAAAAATGGTCGTCCACCTTCGTTGAAAAATGGAAGTGCAGAGGAAATCGTAAATGAAGTAAGGCTTGATGATGTTGAAAAAGATGTTATTAGAACAATCCTTGGTAAAATCAGTGGTTGGGAATTAGGCGTTATCAAGGGTGAAATCCCACATGACGGTGAGATCATCCAAAAGAAAATCTATAAGTTCATTAAACAACAAAAATATAAGAACTTACGCGATTTTATCGACACTCGTATTCGCGAAGGAAAAACTGATGATGATTTTGTAAGTGATATCGAAGAAGAGATTAAGAAAATCTCAATCATTGGCGACACTGGTGATGAAGGTGTTGATCTTTTCAAAAATATCGATAATGTCTTAGCTGACGACTACAGGGAAACGATTCCAACTGGAATATCTAAAATTGACCATTTAATGAATGGTGGTTTAGGTAAAGGTGAAATGGGGTTGATTTTGGCAGGGCCGGGCACTGGTAAAAGTACTATTCTTTCAAAGATAGCCAATACTGCTCTCAATCACGGTAAAAACGTTCTTCAGATTATTTTTGAGGATACGTATAAAGATATTATTCGTAAACATTATTGTGTTTGGTCAGGTGTGCCATTACCTGAAATGAGTGATAAGAAAAATTTCGTAAAAGAAAAGATTCTTGAAAAACAAGGTGATTTAAAAGGTCGATTAGTACTTGTTAAATTTCCTGAAGAAGGAATTACAGTTCCTTTCATAGAAAGATGGATTGCTGATTACACTAAGAAAACAGGTATTAGATTTGACCTTATAGTTCTCGATTATATCGACTGTGTTGAATCACATAAGAAACACAAAGAGAAACTTGATGATGAATTGAAAGTTATAAAGTCCTTCATAGGAATGCTTGATAGGCTACAAATTCCCGGATGGAGTGCAGTTCAATCAAATAGAGAGGGTGTTAGTTCAACATTCATCAAAACACATCAAATCTCAGGTAACTTTAAGAAGACGCATAAAGTACACTTTATGATGTCAATCGCAAAAAGCGGTTTACAGAAAGCACATGGACGTGCAAACGTTGAAATATTGAAATCTCGCGTTGGTGATGACGGTCTGTCATATGAAGACGTAATGTTTGACAATAAGCGTATGTTTATCGATATTGCAGACAAGCCGTTTAAAATTACAGATGAAGAACGTAATGCAATGAGAGACGATACATCTTCATTAGAAGCAGAAGATGTTTTCTTGACAATACAAAGACAATTCGGTGAGGCTGATCGCAACAGTGAAAAAATTAAAGAAGAATTACTCGATGTTAACGTACTTGAGAACAATTTAAATGAGATGGCTCAACCAGTGATGGCTGAGGTTCAACCAAGGATAACTGAAGCAGTACAAACACCACCAACTCAAACTATAAAAAATAATAATTCAGAAGAGACTGATTTTGAGTTCCTTAACTCAGTATTAAATCGATGAAAAAAAATTCAAATTATTTTTTATAAATAAGACCATTTCAAATGTAGGTTCCTATTTATATTCACCTGTAAATAGAATCATCATTTTACATCAGGTCTTTTAGAACAACAAATTTTATTTTTGTTTTTATAACTTAAAAATTACAATTTTTATGAATGAACCGTTATTACTTGAAAATCCGAATCGCTTTGTGATATTCCCAATAAAACACCATGATATATGGGAGTTTTATAAGAAGGCTCAAGCAACGAATTGGACAGCAGAAGAAATCGACTTATCCGGTGATAAAGTTGATTGGGAAACTAAATTAAACGATAATGAAAGACACTTCATCACGCATGTACTTGCATTTTTTGCAGCTAGTGATGGCATTGTCAACGAGAACTTAGCAGAACATTTCTGCAGAGAAGTTCAATATCCTGAAGCTAAATTTTTCTATGGCTTTCAGATCGCAATTGAGAATGTTCACTCTGAAACATATTCTCTTTTAATTGATACATATGTTAAATCAGAGAAGGAGAAAGATTTCTTGTTCAATGCAATTGAAACCGTTCCTGCAGTTAAAGAAAAAGCAGAATGGGCATTAAATTGGATAGATAATGGAAATTTTGTACAACGCTTAATTGCATTTTCAATCGTAGAAGGAATATTCTTCTCAAGTTCATTCGCATCCATTTTCTGGTTAAAGAAAAGAGGACTTATGCCGGGTCTTAGTTTCTCAAATGAACTAATATCTCGTGATGAAGGATTGCATTGCGATTTCGCTTGTCATCTTTACACAAAGCACATCAAAAATAAATTAGAGCGCAAAGAAGTTCTTGCTATCATGACTGATGCAGTTGAGATAGAAAAGAAATTCGTCATTGAATCTATTCCTGTTAAATTAATTGGAATGAATAGTGATTTAATGTGCCAATATATTGAATTCGTGGCTGATCGTTTGTTAATCTCATTAGGTGAAGCCAAACATTACAATACACCAAACCCATTCCCGTGGATGGAACAAATCGCAATCACAAGAAAGACTAATTTCTTCGAGAAGCGTGTTGCGGAATATAATAAGGCAGGTGTCGCAAATAAGATAAATTCAACAGATAATAATTCAGACGTAACAGAAGATTTTTAGTATGCAAGTAGTTAAACGCGATGGTCGCAAAGAGAAAGTAAAATTCGATAAAATAGTAGCACGAATAAATAAACAGACGTATGGATTAAACTCAGATTATATTGAGGTTTATGAAATCGCAAAAAAAGTAATTGATGGAATGTATGATGGTATTGGTTCGCATGAGTTGGATAACTTAGCTGCTGAGACTGCAGCAAGTTTAATCTCAACGCATCCAGATTACTCTCAACTTGCATCTCGAATTGCAATTACCTCTTTATATAAAGAGAACACGATTAAAAAGAAATTTTCAGAATCTATTCAGGAACTTTATAATTACGTACATAAGAAAACTGGTAAGAAAGCAGGAATGATAAGTGATGATATTTATCACTTCATTATGGAAAATAAAGATGCACTTGATAGTGAAATCGTTACAGATAGAGACTTCTTAATCGATTATTTCGGATTCAGGACATTGGAAAAATCTTACCTTCTTAAAATAGACGGTAAAGTAGCCGAAACTCCACAATACATGTGGATGCGTGTATCATGTGGTATATGGGGTGGTAAAGGTGGAAATTTGGAGAATGTTATCAAGACATACAATGCGATGTCACAGAAACAATTCACACATGCAACACCAACTCTATTCAACGCAGGAACTAAAAGACCTCAACTCAGTTCATGTTTCCTTATTGATATCGATTCAGATAGTATCAGTGGTATTTATAAAACGTTAGCCGATTGCGCTAAGATTTCGCAGAACGCTGGTGGTATTGGAATTGCAATTCATAAAATTCGTGGAAATGGTGCGTACATAAAGGGTACAAATGGTACTAGCAATGGAATCGTGCCGATGCTTAGAAATTTCGACATGACTGCTCGTTATGTTGATCAGGGTGGTGGAAAACGTAAAGGATCGTTCGCTATCTATATTGAACCGTGGCATTCAGATATTGAGGATTTCCTAGACCTTCGCAAAAACCAAGGTAAAGAAGAAATGAGAGCAAGAGATTTGTTCACCGCTCTTTGGATGCCAGATTTATTCCGTGACAGAGTTATTGCAAATGGTGACTGGTCACTTTTCAGTCCTGATGAAGCACCGGGTTTGCATGAGGCTTATGGTGAAGAATTTAACAAACTGTATGAGAAATACGAAAAAGAAGGTCGTGCTAGAAAAACAATCAAAGCAGTTGATTTACTTTCTAAGATTCAAGATTCTCAATTAGAAACAGGTACACCATACATGCTATCAAAGGATGCTGCTAATTTGAAGTCTAACCAGAAAAATCTAGGTACTATCAAATCCAGCAATCTTTGCACTGAGATTATGGAATATACTGATCCTGATGAAATTGCGGTTTGTAATTTAGCTAGTATCTCTTTGCCTGCAATTGTAGAAAGAGGTAAAGTGAACCATGATAAATTGTTCGAGATTGCCAAACAGGTGACTTACAATTTAAACCGTGTAATTGATATCAATTTCTATCCAATACCTGAAGGTAAAAAATCAAATATGCGTCATCGTCCAATCGGGATCGGTGTGCAAGGAATGGCTAACTTATTTTCAATGTTGAAACTTCCTTTCACTTCAGAAAAGGCTAAAAAAATCAACAAAGAAATATTTGAAACTATATATTTCGGTTTTTTAACTGCAAGTTGTGATTTGGCTAAAACTGAAGGGCCGTATGAAACATATGAAGGCTCACCTATATCCCAAGGGATTTTCCAATTTGATATGTGGGAAGAAAGAGAAGTGGGTACCGTGGATTATGAGGAAAATGGAGACATTAAGAA